TCAAGCAATATGGACACCCCCGCGATTGCGGCTACGGGTGGCTCTGGGGCGCTAGTCCTACCCGGAAACATGATTTACCCAATGATTGTTGATTGCGGAGCCCCGGATCTGTACATCAAGGCCATTTCATCAGGCACTAACACTTTATACATTACGTTGGTAGCCACAGAATAAGGATTGGTCATGTCGAACTCGACCGCCAACACCCAAACCACGAACTTCCTACCGGTACAAGCGACCTACGAGCCGCTTTACCCGTATGACATCATTACGTTTATTGGCCCTGCCGGTGTACCGTTTTACGCCCCTGTAAATCCAAATTTGGACGGGGTAAACATAACGAACAGTACGATCAACAGTTCGACCATAGGGGCTACCACGCCCTCCACAGGGGCGTTTACGACCGCAACTGCGGTCAATGCCCCATCGGGTAACTACGACCTCACCAACAAGCTCTATGTCGATTCTGCGATAGCTGGGATCTCATGGAAGCAACCGGTTTTGGCGGCAACGACCACCAATATCACGCTGACGGGCGCTCAGACCATCGACACCGTCCCCGTGGTCGCGGGGGACAGGGTTTTAGTTAAAAACCAGACCAATCAGGCGCAAAACGGTATTTATATCGTTGGGACACCTTGGGTGCGGTCTGAGGACGCAAATACTTGGGACGAGCTGGTTTCAGCCTTAGTTTTTGTTGAGGAAGGAACCTTAAACGGAACGGCGTGGTACTGCTACGTCATGCAGGGTGGAACGCTCGGAACAACGGCGGTTACTTGGTCAAACTTCTCAATTGCGGGTACTTATTTTGCCGGTACAGGGTTAACCCTAGCCGCAAATACTTTTAGTATTACAAACACCGGGGTGACTGCCGCGACCTACGGCTCCGCGTCACAGGTTCCGGTCTTTACTGTAAACGCCCAAGGTCAGCTCACAAGCGTTACCGATACAAGCATAGCTATTGCGGCCTCTGCGATAACGTCTGGGACTATTGATTCAGCAAGGATTTCAGGGTCGTACACCGGCATTACAGCGGTTGGAACTTTGTCAGGTTTAACGGTTAGCTCAACGATTACTGGGTCAATTTCAGGTAACGCTGCGACCGCAACATCGGCTACAAGTGCCACTACGGCTACCAATCTAGCCGGTGGAAATACTGGTTACTTGCCCTACCAATCAGGGGTTGGAACGACCACGTTCTTGTCCCCCGGATCTAACGGTCAGGTCTTAACCCTTGCGGCGGGTGTACCGTCATGGGCTAACCCAACCTCCGTGGGTGACGTAACTGGCCCGGCATCGTCCACAGACAACGCGATTACGCGGTTTGATGGAACGACCGGCAAGGTCATCCAGAACTCTACGATTACCCTGTCTGACGCTGGTGCGCTGCAAAACGTCAACGAGGTCAACTTTGACATCACTCCCGCGTCAGTTGTAGGCGGTGCGGGCTCCTTGTCTTGGAATAACAACGACAACACCCAAACCTTGCAGTTGATTGGTAACAACAACGTAGAACTAAAACTTACGCAAGAAAGCTACTACCGCGTCAAGGCATCAAGCGCAATTACTAAGGGCAATGTCGTGATGCTGACCGGCACGTTAGGATCGTCCGGTGGCTTATTAGGCGCTCCAGCTACGGGTTTGACTGCGGCTACCGGCTACTACGTTTTAGGCATAGCCAAGGAATCGGCGGCTCTCAACGGCTGGATTTACGTTCAGTCTTTTGGAGAAGTTAAAGGAATTGACACCTCTGGAACCCCTGTAAGTGAAACTTGGGTTGACGGGGACGTTTTGTATTACAACCCTGCGGTTACGGGTGGACTGACCAAAAACGTACCAAATGCACCAAACGCCAAGGTTCAGGTAGCTGCGGTCGTTCACGCGGACAACACCAACGGCATCTTATTTGTAAGACCTACGTTTGAGCCACGGCTAAACGACCTGTCAAACGTCTACGCACCAAGCCCATCAGACAATGATTTGATCGTTTGGGATAATACAGACGCACGCTGGGAGAGCAGAGCCCCATCATCAATCACGGCTGGCTTGGCTACTAGCCTTGCTGGTGGTGCGACCGGATCTCTACCGTATCAGTCAGCAACAAACACGACTACGTTCCTTGCGGCTGGCACAGACGGTCAGGTTCTAAAGCTGGCCTCCGGGGTTCCTACTTGGTCGAGCGATGCCTCCGGGGTGACGATTGCGGATGACACTACGACCGCAACACCTCTTTACCCAATCTTTACTTCAGCAACCACGGGTAACGCGACCACAGTCAATGTTGCCTCAACCAAGCTCAAATTTACCCCGTCAACCGGAACGATGGAGAGCATCGTCCTAAAGCTCAACGGGACGAGTTCGGGGTATGTAGGACTTCAGGGTGCGGCGGCTGCGGGATCTACGACTTACACCCTGCCAAGCTCAGACGGCACAAGCGGTCAGGTCTTGCAGACCAACGGATCTGGCGTGATGTCTTGGGTAACTGCGGCTGCTGGGGTCAGTATCTCTAACGACACCAGTACGGCAACGGATGTCTACCCTGCGTTCCTAAATACGACCTCTGGAACTGCGTCAACAATTTACACGGGCAATGCAAAGCTACTTTATAAGCCATCAACGGGTGAGCTCAAGTCTGAGGTTCCGGTGGCGCAAAACGGTATCTTTGTGAACGCCCAGACGATTGATACGAGCTACACGATTGCGTCAACTTTTAACGGATTAAGTGCGGGGCCAGTTACGGTAGATTCAGGCGTGACGGTCACGGTGTCGAGTGGTTCAGCTTGGACGGTGGTCTAACATGACAATTACGATTAACGGTACAACAGGCATAGCGGGTGTAGACGGTTCCGCTAGTACGCCAGCGGTACAGGGTACGGATACGAACACAGGTATCTTCTTCCCTGCGGCAGACACCATAGCCTTTGGTGAAGGCGGGGCGGAGGTTATGCGGATTGATAGTGATGGAGATGTGGGGATTGGGACTACAACTCCCGGTAAAAAATTAGATATCCTTTCTAACACTTCTCAAGACGGTATTCGTATTAGTGGGTCATCTAATCCACGACTTACGATTATTGACACAACAACTCCTGTTCAGTTTGATGCGCTTTGCACCGATACAGAAGTTGTTTTAAGAAGCGACACCAATCATCCAATGGTGCTGAGTACCAACGGAACAGAGCGTGCCCGTATCACTAGCGCTGGTGATTTTTTGGTGGGGACTACGAGTGCTTCTGCAAAAGTTGATATTGTTCAAGCCGCAAATTCAGTTGGCTTAGAAGTTAACGCAACTGATGCGTCTTATTCTAGTAGTGTTATAGATTTACAAGCCTCAAGAAACACAACCAATAATTCTTATTATTTCTTTAGCGCAACAATTTCTGGAATTCAAACTAAGATTCGTATTGCTGATTCTGGTAACGTTACTAACGTTAACGGAACCTACGGCACAATTTCCGACTTAAAACTTAAGCAAGATATTACCGATGCTACCCCGCAATGGGATGACATCAAAAACCTTCGATTCCGTAAATACCGCTTAAAGTCTGAGGTTGAGTTAGACCCTAACGCCAAGCCGTTCCTTGGTCTGGTAGCACAAGAGGCTGAACTTGTATGCCCCGGTTTAGTTGAGGAACATACAGACCGTGACAGAGAGGACAACGACTTAGGCACTACAACCAAGTCAATCAAGACCTCAATCCTCTACATGAAAGCAGTCAAAGCCCTGCAAGAGGCGATGGCTCGCATCGAGACTTTAGAGGCACAGAACGCAGCCTTTGAAACCCGTTTAGCCGCATTGGAGGCCAAATAATGTCTAGCGTATCAATACAAGGCAATGCCAGCGGGACGGGCATATTCACGATTGCGAGTCCAAATAGCAACACAAACAGGACGCTGACGCTGCCTGACAATACTGGCACTATCCTGACCTCTGCTACAACTACGGGGTTCCCTGCTGGCTCTGTGTTACAGGTAGTGCAAGGAACAACATCAACTGATACAGCCATTTCGTCAACTTCATATACAGATACTTCTATAACTGCATCAATTACTCCTTCATCAGCGTCAAGTAAAATCTTAGTTTTGGCTTCAATTAGTGGACGTGTATACATTAATTCTAACGGAAATAGACAGTATTTTTTGGCTATTGTTAGAGGTTCTACAGTTGTTTACAACAAACAAGACGGTGAGTTACAAGCAGGCACAGGAACTTCTGGTTACGCAATTTGGCCTATTTTTGATTTAATGTATTTAGATTCTCCAGCGACTACTTCGTCAACAACTTATAAAGTTCAAGGAAAAGTAAGTGACACAACAAATGCAACAACAATTCAAGTAAATGCAGTTGGTAACGGAACCTCGGCCATTATTCTTATGGAGATTGCAGCATGATTACTAAAATTAACGCTCTCCATTCTTTACGTCCGGGTGCTGAATGGGTTCTCCGTGGTGATGACCTAGAGTGGCTCGATACTAACCAGACCCAGCCAACAGATGCAGAGATTACCGCAGAGGTGGCTAGGCTAACCACACTAGAGCCAGCCCGTATTGCTACCGAGAACCGCCGTAGTGCCTACATAGTCGAGGCAGACCCGTTGTTCTTCAAAGCCCAGCGTGGTGAGGCTACGATGGAGGAGTGGCAAGCCAAGGTAGCAGAGATCAAGACGAGGTTTCCAAAATGAGCACTTTGAAGGTCAACGCAGTCACAGACGCTAGTGGTGGCAATACCGCTACTATAAATAGCATGACCCCTACTGCGGATAGTTTGCAGGGCTTCCGCAACCGCATCATCAATGGTGACATGAGGATTGACCAGCGTAATGCTGGTGCTAGTGTGACTCCCGCTAATGACACATACACATTAGATAGATGGAAATCTTATCAAACAACTGCTAGTAAATTTAGCGTTCAACGAAACGCAGGCTCAGTAACCCCGCCTGTTGGATTTACCAATTATTTAGGCGCAACTTCATTATCTGCTTATTCGGTTAGCGCAAGCGATTTCTACACAGTACAACAGCCAATGGAAGGCTACAACACCGCTGATTTTGGTTGGGGAACAGCCAATGCTAAAACAATAACATTGTCTTTTTGGGTGCGTTCAAGCCTTACTGGAACTTTTGGTGGGGCGGTCTTTAACGCTGATGGAACCAGAAGTTATCCATTTACATACACAGTAAGTTCTGCAAACACTTGGGAATATGAAACCATTACTATTGCTGGCGACACTAGCGGAAGTTGGGGCACAACTAACGGTATTAGTTTACAAATTTGTTTTAGTTTAGGTGCAGGTTCTACTTATAGCGGAACGGCTGGCGCATGGGCTGGTACTTTGTATACTTCAGCCACAGGTGCAGTATCAGTAGTTGGAACCAACGGAGCCACCTTCTACATCACAGGCGTTCAACTCGAAGTAGGCTCTGTTGCTACACCGTTTGAGCGCAGGGATTATGGGCGTGAGTTGATGATGTGTCAGCGGTATTATTATAGAAATACTGCACCAAGTGGCTCACAGTATGGTAGCGGATATAACGACAGCACAGCAAATGCTTATTTTAATATTCCGTTTCCAGTAACAATGAGAACCTCGCCAACTGCACTTGAGCAATCTGGAACTGCTGGAAATTACGCCATACAAAGAAGCGGAGATTTTCCTGCTTGCACAAGCGTACCAGTATTTGATTCTGCAAATACGCAATCTGCTTTTGTTAGATTTACTAGTACTGGTAATTTAACCGCTGGACAAGGTTCTTCTGCTCGTTCTGCAAATAGTGCTGGTTATCTTGGATGGAGTGCTGAACTATGATTTACAAAATGCTTCCTAAAATCAATTTAGAAAATCAACAAATCTTTGCCCGTATTGATGACGATGGTCTATGCAGACTGACTTGCACCGCTGAGTATCCACAACTGAAAGCAGACTTGGCGGCTGGTGCAGAACTGCAAGACGCTGAAGGCAATGTGATGTCACCCGAAGCTGCCCAACAATTTATAGCGACCCTACCCTAATGTTTACTTGGAAAATCCTAGATGTCTTTTCAGAGGGCGGGCAGATAACCAAAGTCCGATATCAGGTCACGCACGAAAATGTAGTGACCGAGGGGTATTGGAATTTCCGTAAAAGTTGGCAGAATTGCCCGTTAGAAGAAGTTAGTGAACATTCGGTAACGCATTGGTTACACTTAGACATGGAAGATGTTAGAGATAAAATCCATGCGAACCTTGAGAAACAGGTTGCAAAAACCGAACAGGTTAGCTTGCCGTGGAAAGTAGAGACATTTAAGGTGAAGTTATGACCCAGCCCATAGACATTATTAGCCGCGCCATGAAAGACATTGGCGCTCTAGCCGCTGGCGAAACCCCAGCCCCTGCGGAAGCCCAAGACGCTTTCGATATGCTAAACGACATGATTGACCAATGGTCAAACGAGCAGATGATGG